CAGATATCCGCAACAGCCAAAGCGCTCGGTGTGCCGCCCGAGCGGGTGGTCGAATGGTGGGCCAAGGGCAAGATCCCTCTTGCCGGCCTCGCCGGGACGCTCGGCGCCGCCGGCCTCGCCGGCAGCGGTACACCCGCTGATGCCGCATCGCAGATGGTCACAGAGGAGGACAGATGATGCCTGACGTTCCGCAGCCGCCGGCGTCACCGACGCAAGACAACACCACACACAACACCTCGCCGAATGATCCGGCGACACCGCAGAAGATGGCGCCAGTGAAGATCCCGAAGACCGGGCGCGAGGTCACCGGCACAATCCGCGCGCACAAACTCCCTGACGCTGTCTACAAGCATCCCAACCCGGTTGGGCGCCCGAGAAATCCGAGGCCATGAATGCTCGACGATCGGCTGCTGCTACTGCTCAAGCGCAAGCGCGCCATCCTCCTGGCGCGTCGCGAGCTCGTGGTCTTCACGCAGCTGATGATGCCCGATCCTGAGTTTCCCGAGGATCCCGACAAATCAATCTACGATGCGCAGAAATTTCACCGTGTCATCGGCGCCGCGCTCGAGGAGGTGGAGGCCGAACGCTATCGGCGGCTGATGATCAACCTGGGGCCTCGCTTCGGTAAGACAACCCTTGCCAGTGCGATGTTTCCGGCGTGGTACATCGGCCGCCACCCTGACAGATCGATCATCGTCGCGACGTATAACCAGCACTACAGCTGGGACTTGGGGCGCAAGATCCGCGACATCATTCGCCTGCCGCAGTACGCGCAGGTCTTTCCAAACTTCAAGATCAAGCCGCGCGCGGATGCTGTCGATCGCATCGAGACATCGGAAGGCGGTGTCATCTTCATGGTCGGCCGCGGCTCGAGTATCACCGGCCGCGGTGGTCACCTCATCCTGCTTGATGATCCGATCAAGGACCGCAAGGAGGCCGACAGCCAGCTGATCCGCGACGGCTTGTGGACCTGGTACACGCAAGTGCTGCGATCGCGCCTGATGAACAAGGCGGGCGCCATCATCATCATTCAAACGCGGTGGACCGAAGACGACCTGGTCGGCCGGCTCATCGATCCGATGAACCCATACTTCACGCCCGAGGAGGGCAAGCTTTGGCGCAAGATCGATCTGCCGGCGCTCGCCGAAGAGGACGACATTCTCGGTCGCAAGCCTGGCGAAGCGTTGTGGCCGGCGCGCTTTGACGAGAAGTATCTCGAGGAGGTGCGCGTCACTGACCCTCGAGGTTTTGCCGCGCTCTACCAGGGCAGGCCTGCGCCGAAGGAAGGCGCGTTTTTCCGCGCATCGGACCTCATCACCTACAACCACATGAGCCAGATGCCCGCCAAGGAGCTCATGCGCTTCTACGGCGCGTGCGACCTCGCCGTGAGCCTCGACCAGAAGGCTGACAAGACCTGCCTGATGATCATCGGTGTAGACGAGATGGATCACCTCTGGGTGATGCCCGACCTGGTCTGGATGCGGATGGACAGCGCCGGCGCTGTCGAAGGCATGATCGCGCTCATGCAAAAATACCGGCCGCAATTCTGGTGGGGAGAGAAGGGACAGCTGACGCGATCGATCGGGCCGTTCCTGCGCAAGCGCATGCTCGAGCGCCAGGTGTTCTGCTCGATGGACGAGGTCAACCCGCACCAGGACAAGCAGCAGCGAGCTCAAGCGATCCAGGCGCGCAGTGCGATGGGCATGGTGCACTTCCCCTCGTTCACACGCTGGTGGCCCGAGGCGCACGACCAGATCCTAAAATTTCCGCACGGTGCGAAGGACGACTTTGTCGATACGCTCGCGATCATGGGCATGGGCCTCGCGAAGATGCGGCCGCGACAACGACAGAAACCGATCGTGGTCCCGACCGCCGGCACATACCGCGCGATGTTTGAGGAGACGCGCCGCAAAGAGGGACGCGATGCTTACGCGAAGAACCTGAAGGGGTGGCTGTGATGTCGATGATGGATGGCATGCCGCCTTCTGACGGGATGGGCCTGCCTGGCGTGGACCAGCTGCTCGATGCCGAGCGCCAGGACGCGATCCCGCGCGAGCGGCCTGATGTTGCGCTGTCGCGCAAAGCACTGATCGATGCTTGGTCCGCTCGCGTGAAGGGCGCGAAGAAGCACTGGGACAAAGCCTTCAAGCGCATGCTCGCTGACGAAGAGTTTTGCTTTGGCAAGCAATGGTCAAAGGAGCAGGAGGATCGCCGCTACGTGGCAAACCTGACACTGCGCCTGGTGAGCCAGAAGACCGCGTTCCTCTACGCGAAGAACCCGAAGGCGGTTGCCCGCCGGCGCGAGCGCATCAACAACACCTCGTGGGACGGCAAGCAATCGACGCTCGACGCGCTGATGAAGAGCGGCGCGATGATGATGCAAACGATGCCTGGTTTAATGCCTGGTGGCATGGCGCCTGGGGGTGTTGCCCCTCCAGGCATGATGCCAGGTGGCATGGCGCCTGGGGGTGGTAACGGCGTTCCCCCAGACGCCACTGCTGCCGTGACCGAAGGCGTGCTCGGCGCGATGGGCCCGCTCATGGGCACCGGCGGCGGCTTGCCTGGCGCCGGCGGCGCACAGATGCCCGCTGGCTTCCCAGGGCAGGGCGCCGGGATCCCAGGCCTGCCGCCTGGCAGCGACCTCGCCAGCATCATGGGCAGCGCCGGCCAGGCTATGGGCATGCCGATCAATCCGATGATGGCGCAGGCTGTCGCGTCGGGCATCGACATCGCCACCGATGCGGCCAGGGTGAAGCGCGAGAACGAGATGCTCGACAAGCTCGGGCGCACGCTCGAGCTCCTCTACAGCTACATGGTGAGCGAGCAGGTTCACCCGTTCAAAAGCATGATGAAGAAGGTGGTGCGTCGCACGGTGACCACCGGTGTTGGTTACGTGAAGCTCGGCTTTGAACGAGTGATGGAGCAGCGCCCCGACCTCGAGAAAGGCATCGCGGATGCCTCCGAGCGGCTCGCGACGCTCGAGCGCCTGGCCGCGGATCATGCGGACGAAATCACCAACGAGAACGACAAAGAGGCTGAGCAGCTGCGGCTGCTGATTGAGGACATGGCGCGCATGGCCGAGATGGTCGCGCGCGAAGGCCTAACGTTTGACTATCCGTTATCGACCAGCATCATCCCTGATGTGAAGTGCCTCGACCTCAAGCACTTCCTGGCCGCGGACTGGGTCGCCGAAGAGTTCATCCTGTCAACTAACGACATCGAGGAAATCTACGGCGTTGACGTGAAGAAGGGCGGCTACATGGAGTACACCCGCTCCGACATCAAAGGGGCCGATCCGGTCGCGATGGCGCGCGAATGGTCGAACGGCAACTACGGCCACGATGGCAACGATCGCGACGAGAGTTTTGCTCGTGTGTGGCAGATCTATTGCCGCAAGGATGGCTTGGTCTACGAGGTGTGCGACGGCTATGAAGACTTTCTGCGCGAGCCCGCATCACCTGAGATTTTCAACGAGCGCTTCTATCCCTGGTACGCGCTCGTCTTCAACGAGGTTGAGAACGAGAACGAGCTCTTCCCACCGAGCGACGTGCGGCTGATCCGCGACATGCAGCTTGAGTACAATCGCTGTCGCGAAGCGCTGAAAGAGCACCGCATTGCGGCGCGTCCGTTTGTTGCTGTCGGCGGCGGCGTGCTGGACGAGGAGGAGCTCGAGAAGCTTTCCAATCGTCAGGCGAACGCGATCATCGAGCTCGCCGCGCTGCAGCCAAACCAGGACATCAAGCAGCTGCTGCAGGCCTACGCCGGCGCCGGCATTGATCCAAACTTGTACGAGGTGAACCCGGTCTACGAGGACATTCTGCGCACCACCGGGATCCAGGAGGCAAACCTGGGCGGCACCAGCGACGCGACAGCGACGCAAGCGCAAATCGCCGAAGGCTCGCGGCAGACATCGATGGGCAGCAACATCGATGACCTCAACGACCTGCTGACCAACTTGGCGCGCAACGGCGGGCAGATCCTGATGCGCGAGATGTCGCTGCCCCAGGTGCAGAAGATCGTCGGCATTGGCGCGGTGTGGCCCGAGCTCAGCCGAGAGGAAATTGCCAACGAGGTGCTGCTCGAGATTGAGGCC